TCGCATCGAGTGAGGATCAGCAACCAGCAGCGAAACTTAGATCTGCCACCAATAATTTCCCAATTGGTCGGCGGCGGCACGAGCGGTCAGGCCGTAGCCTTTGATTTGAAATCCCGTCGACGCACGGTTCTTACGCCCGATCTGAAACTGAAATCCGTTCGTGTTCCGGGCATTGTAGAGATTGAAGACCGCAAATTTCGTAGGATCGAGCGGCGACGGATAGATCACCGCCATCGAGTTGTAGGTGATCGTCGGCTTGTAACCCAGCGTGAACTGCTTGTACCCGGCAGCCGTCCCATAAGTACCGATCTGCGAACCAAAGATCTTCATCGCTTCTTCGTCAGCGATCTGGAGAGCAGCTCCCTCGATCATCACTTCAGCACTCTCGACCGAGCTGCCGATCGGGTACGGGACCTCGTCGGCAAAGTAGTCCTGAATTGTTTCGCGAGCGGTGACGGTAAGCCCAGCATCGGTGTGCCCCAGATGCTTTGCAGAGGGATTGGCGGTCGCGTCCGGCGTGCCGTCGGCATCGAGCGTCAGGCGAGCAGAAGCAGCAGGCACCGCCAGGTTCGCCCACAACTGGGCGACGACGCCCATCGGGATAGTTAACGGGTTATACCGTGTTGCTGTTCCAGCCATTTACTTGGCCCCCTTCTTAGAATTCTTGTCGGCTGCATCGGCTTCTGCCGGTGCATTATCGCCCGCGAGCAGCTTCTCGATACGCGCAGCTTTCGCCTCTGACAGATCGCTGATGTCGATCGCGGCATTGCCGTCTTCACCGACGGGCACGTTGCCCGAGCCGGTGATCTCGCAGACTTTCTGCCAGGCAGCCAGAGATCCTTCGTCGCCGACTGCTTTGTGAACTTCTTTGTAAGTTATCGCTCTTGGAGTTCCCATGGTTTTTACTCTACGCAAAAATGCTTGCTGTTATTTGCCATCCGGTACGGATCTGCAGGACGTCGATAAACTGGTTCTTGTATTTGCCCTGGACGTCGTACTGCACATGAATACCGGCAAAAATGAACTTCTGAGCCTGAATTATAGAATCTGCAAAAAATGTTGTTTCAGAGACGTTTGCGAGCATCGATTCAAGAGCCATCGCATAGCGGTTAGCTCGCTCGACAAGCGTGTCCTGGTTGCCGTGGATGATCGCCAGCTCGAGTAAAAGTGCAAAATCGATATCGAGCGTGTCGCCTTCATTGTCGAGCTCTTTGTGCTCGCTCTGCAGGAACGTTAGTGCGGGAAACACCGTCACCAGCCGCGGCGACCTGTGAAACTTCGCAATAGACGGCAACGCAGTGCCGTCATTTGCCCAGAGCAACGCGTCGGCCTGGTTTGCCTGGATAAACGCGATCAGGTTGTCTTTGATCGGCCGCTCGTCGAATACTTGAATTGTCGGGTTCCAGGCCATCTAGATCACATCTCCCGAATAATCGACATAAATACCGTGTCGGCGAACAAGTTTAACCAGGCTCTTCTGGATCGTCTTTGTGAGATCTCGCCGCTGGGCATCGCTGAAATCTATGACTTTACGTTGCGGGAGCCTGCCGCCGCCGGTCTGGTGATATCTCGCACGCGCGAGGCTGGTGCCGATAACTATCTGGTCTTTAGATTTTTGATAAACGGTGTCCGGCGTCTGACCGGTCATCGATTGGTACATTGCATCTGTCGCCCTAAGAACGCCCGCGATGACCCCAAAAGTGCCGTAACGCGCTATTTTCTGGACCTCATACGCGGGCGATAATGGCTTCCAACGGCCCGACGCACCCTTTGAGCCGCCCGATTGGAACTGCTCTTTCTCGATATCCCAGAACGCATCGCGTATCTCGTCGGCGATCGGCGTGATGTCCCGCAGGTCCTCGTCAAATCGCTGGAAGATGCGATCAAACTGCTTCTCGCCTGAAACTTCTATTGAAAAGCGTACTGGCATGACTTAAGCAAAATAGTTGTTCTTGCCGTATAGGCTGCGATAGCGCTCGACGGTCGCCATGAAAGTCGGCGAGAGCTTTGCAGTGACGGCCGCACTAGAGACGCCGGAAAGCTCAGTGAACGCCAGATCTCGTTTTCGCCACATGAAAAGGCCCTGTTCGAGACATGCCTGGCGAATCTCGGCGGGAATGGCAGCAAATCCCCAACGTGCACTGACCGTCACGATGGCGCCGTTCTCAATAATTATCGAGCTGGGCTGGCTTGATTCGGGCGTTGGCACTCCAAATATCAGATAGCCGTCGTTCTCGTAGTAATCATCGCCGCCCACAGTAAATTCCTCGTCGGCAACAAAAAGAGAATCAATACTGTCTGGAATGTACGCATCGAGCCGGACATATTCGGTGCCCTTGCCTCGAAATACGCGCTCGCTGGCTTCTTCTGCCGCCGGCATGAAATAGCTGTCCGGCACGTCGCACTCGCGGTCAAACATGCGCGAGACGGCCAACCCCAGAAGTTCCCACGAGTCAGTATTCGAGGCGTCGGATTCCTGAGCTCCTGCTTTCAATTCGGCCGCTGTGACATACAGATCGGGCATGGGTTTGAGTGTAAAGAAAAAGCCTCGAGGTTATCGAGGCTTTAGTTAGACCGATTTTGTTTCTGCTTTATGCAGCTTGCCACTTGCTACCGTCCGAAACGAACGGTTTGTTGTTGCCGGTTGCGTGCGACGTTCGGCCCCAGGTACCGCTTGCGGCGGTCGTGGTCGTCACATTTGCTGTGATCGCTGTAGTGAGCATGTATTCTTTCGCCCCGTTGACGTGAAGAATGTAATCGCCCACCACATCCGTGCGGACCGTCATATACTTGCTCCGGTCCGCGCTGTGAAGCTTTTGTGCCATCTATTTAGCTCTGTTTATTCTTCTTGGGTGACGCAGCTTTGTTCGATTTGGGACCAGAGGCTTTTTCGCCCTCATCGTCACTAGCTGCTTCGGCACTATCGCCTTCGGCTTCGGCGGCTTTCTTGCCTTTACCGATTCCGTACCTTTCGGCCATCTCTTTCGGTATGTCTTGACCTTTATTGATCAACACAACCGCGGCTTTTTCTTCATCGGTCGTGACCTTTCCGTCATCGTCGAGATAGTAGTTTTTGTCTGCTGTTCCCATCTTTACCCCCGAATTTTGTTCCATCTTTATCGGCATATGAATTGAACCGGTGATGCGCCCACCGGCAGGCGATTCGAAACAAATCAGCGGTACCGCTGATTTCAATTACGCGAGACCGGTAACCTTGCAGAATGCTCCGGGAGCATAGACTGTCAGGGCAAGACGCTCTTCAACACGGATCGAGATCCGGTTGAAGTTGAAGTCATCTTCGTTCGAGTTGGTCGATTCAACACGAATGCCTTCCCGCTGCCAGATCTGCGCTCCATTCTGGAAATCACCGACCAATGCTGTACCGGCGGTAATCGCGGTCGTGACCACCGGTGTCAGGCCCCAAACCGGCGGATAAAGTACGTACTGACCGACGCCGTATTCGCCAACAAACGGACCACCGCCGTAGTATTGTCCGCTCAGATCTTTTGCAAGCCTGAGAAGCTCCCAGTCAGTCGGGTTGATGATCAGTCCGGTCGGGTTATAGCCACCCGTTGTCGGCTTCATTACCTTGGTCTTCGCTTTGTGAATGGCGACCAGATTGTCGGCCGCATTCGCCTGTGTCTGAATACCAGACGTCTGCAAAATACCAGTGATGTTATTGCCGGTTCCATCACCGTTGAGCAGCTGACTCTCTTCTTTTTGCGCGACCATGAACCGCAACCGGGTATTGATGTAGTCACGAAGCTGCGGAAAATCCGCATACATCTCTTCGGTTACCTTCAACACAACGGCGATCTTCTTGACGGGTGCATTCGTGTTCGTCAACACGAGTGTGGCTTCGGGCTTCTCGCCTTCCTCAGCCGTCATATCAGCTGCATTAGTGAAGCTCGTTTCCTGGATGAAATAGACCGTGTTTTGAGTCGTTTCACCAACCGGCAGCAAGTCGCGAATTGTTAGCCGCTGTTGCTGGATCAGCTCGACTGGCCGTGCTATGTAATTTCGCGAGCTGTCGAGACCGGTCGAGGTCGTTGTGAATGTGGCTTTCTGTCCAAGTCGCGGATCCAAAAAACCTTTGAGATCGACACCGACGTTGAGAGTTTTGGACGGAACTTTGCCCGCTTTCGCGATCTCTTTATAGAGCTCGTCTTCAACGAACTGCTCGCCAAGCGTTTTGGCACCAGCACCGAACATCGATCCGAATGCCTCACTGAATGCGCCGTCGCCACCAAGCGGGTTGATACCGGCAGGTTGCTCAAGAAAACTCTTGATGCCGAGGATCTTTTGATCCTGTTCGATCGATTTCCGAAGCTTCTCAGCTTCAGTTAGCTGAGCCTCAAGTTTTTCGCGATTATCTGCGGTGTCGCCCGGAAATTTCTTTTCATCATCCGGGTCAGGGGATTCCATTGTCACCGTTAGTGCGGTGATCGTGCCCAAAAGCTCTTGAAGTTTCAAGGCTTTTGCTTTTGCATGTTCGGACATGATGTTTCTCCTATTTTTTAGAGTTGAAGTTGTGCTACTCGCAATCGAGCAGTGCGCAGCTTTAGCCCTGAAAGTGGAGTGGTGAGGTTTATCTCATCGGGTCCGGGTTCCGGAGTGTTGCTTTTGCCTGACTCTTCATCGTCGGGATTGCATACGGCTCCCAGACCAACGGCCGTGTTGTGAATAAGATCGATAAGCTTTTGGTCCCTTGTTGCGTTGCGTCGGCCCGCTTTGAATTCGCTCTCAAAGAAAGCCAAA